TCCATCACGAGTCCTTCCTCCACACTGTCGAGTTCCTCTAAGGAAAAGCCCAGCTGCTTGGCACGCAGCATAAACACAGCCGTGTTTACTTCCCTTTCAGTTGGGCGGCTTCTTTTTTTGGCTTTGAAGTAGTCCTCCGAGATCCAAGATAGAGGGTAACGAACTCCTGCATATGCAGGAAAAGTTCTGCCCCATCGAACTGATCCGCCCACGTAAGGAAGGCATCCACGTTCAGACGATTCATATCTTTCTTCTCTGCCTGCGCGTTCATGATGAAAGCGAGCTTATCACCGACTGTCATATCGGTCTGATCGTCCTCGCTGTTTTCCATCTTATTGAGAAGGATCATCAGATCCTGATGGAAAACCTGCTTATAGCGGTATGCCGTTGTCCCCGTTGCGAGAAACGGGAACTTCTGCTCCGACCCATCATTAAGCCGGAGCGAAATTTCCTGGTACATGTCATACCCTCCTTATCATTTGCTGGAACTGGATGTGGTTGTGCTCGTCGTGCTGGACGATGTGCTTGCAGCCACGGCAGCAGGCGTGTAAACCTTGCTGTACCAGTTCTGGTAAGTCGCGTCTGTTGTATCCGCGCCGGATCTCGCCTTGACGATGTTCTTGCCAAGGGTTGCATCCTTGATCGACGTTGCGTTGATGGTCAGACTCTCCGTCTGCACCTCAATGGAATCCTCCTTCGTGGACGATGCCACAGAAGGGCGAGTCGCCGTGCAGTTATACATGACGTGACGAATCTCATTGATATCACCGTCGAACTCAAACAGCAGCGCGAAGTGAATCGGCTGAGCGTCGGCATCCTCGATCAGAACCCCGTTTCCGTCCTTGATCTCACCGAGGACATTCTCCCGGAAATCCTCCGGTACCATCGCAGACTCGAAGTCACCGTTATAACCACTGTTCGCGTTCGTTACGAAATACTGAACGCCATCTGCCCAGAAGATTGTCTGATCACCCTGCGCATCGAGCGAAAGAGATACCGCGCCCGGCCACGCGACCGGATCCGCAAAGGTGGCTGTTCCATCCTCCGCAATCGTCGCAATAGCGTAATGGACGTTCTTCAGGTTGTATTTCACCTTATTCTTTTTGTTACCCATTTCAGGCCTCCTGTTCAAATGAATACAGGACCTCATAGAGTTTTTCCGAGTCTATGAAGGTCTCTGTCTTTTCAAAGAAGATCCCGCTTCCTGTCAGCAGGTCTTCCAGTTTCTTCTCCGTCTCCGGATCCTTTTTATCGGTGTAGAGCTCGATATCAATCTCTGTGATCGGAAAATACACAACACCGTCCGCAGCAAAGTTGTCGCTGTTCGGACACCGATAACAGATAAAGGGTGGATCCGGTCCCTCGCCCTCGGCAAAGTGATCGTAGGCGTAGGGAATGCCGAGCGTTTCCAGAATCTTGTCGTCCATCACTTCAGCTCCTTCTCTATCTCATCCGACAGCTTCCCGGTGATCTCTTCCTCGACCGGTGCGATATGAGGAATCCCCTCCACACGGCCACCGCCGCGCTTGGCATGGCCTTTCTCGAGGAGATGGGTCAGTCCGTACACCTTGTTATGAACCACCACCTCTGCACCGACCGCCGATTCCTTCTGAACTGTGGACCGCCAGCCCTTGGCATACTTTCCGGTACGCTTGGGAGACTTCTCCTTCAGCTCTTTCACGGCTTCCTTCCCGGCATCCTTGATCTCCTGCTTTACAACATCATTCACATCGTCGGCATAATCGGAGAGGGTCTTCTCGACCGTAGCTGCAAGATTGTCCACTTTTATCTTCATCGCTTCACCCTCTCACACTTGAATTTCAGGCTGCTGTGTTTGAACCCCATCGGATCAATCGAGGTGACGTTATAGATCGCATCGCCCAGCCGGATACGGATCTTCGTGGAATCAAGGCCGTCGAGACACTTAGCATATCGAACCGTAAAATCTATCGCTTCCGTGCTATTCGTCGTCCCAGCTTCCTGTTTCTCCGATCCAGTCCCTTGCACGGGTGTCGCCCAGCAGGTATAAAAATCGGTCCAGGCATTTATGTGATTCCCGATCCGGTCAACCACCGTCTCATTCTTCTGCACCGTAATCCGGCACCACATCGCTGCAATATTCATCCCAAACCTCCCTTAAAAGCACGGATCCCGCTCACCGAAGAGCAGGTTCCGAAGCGTTATGGTGAGCGCGTGATGATCCGCTTCCTCCCGGTGCTCATTGAGATTGGCAAGGGCATACAGCACCGCCACCACAATGATCGGACTGCCTGTATCATCGAGACTGTCCTTCCGGAGCACGGAGGCGACAAGGCTCTCTGCGGCATCCAGTTCCTGCTGAATGACATCGTCCTCATCGGCTGCATCCACGCGCAGATATTTCTTTGCTTCTTCAAGCGTAATCATCACTGCCTCCCATCGAAAGAGAGCCCAGAGCTTTGACACCCTGAGCTCCCGACACTACTTTGTTACGACTACAGATCAGGCAGATGCTCCTGCCTTCAGGATCTGCACGGCTTCCGGCAGTACCAGAAGTCCATCGACACGCTCCTTGGCAACATAGCCGATCATGCCGTTGCCAGCAAAGAGCTCACGGAGTTCCTGCATGGAACGGGTACCACGATCGCCGATGTTGTAGTAGGAGAAGTCGCCAAAGGCCATCACCGGCTTATCTGCGGCAAGCTCCGGTGCGTAGGCGCTGGTGTGGACAGAGTAGCCAAGAAGTCTGTCCGGCTCACCTGCCTGATAGGACGGCTGCCAGATGTAGGATCCGTTGTTGTCCTTCAGCTTCCGAAGTGCCGCAAGGGTCTGATCGTTCATGATGAACGATGCCTTCTTACGGTACGGACGCTTCAGGGCATATACGAGATCCAGCACATCATCAGTGCCGAGCTTGGTGCCGGTCAGGGTCTTTGCAACAGTGCCGCCATTGGTGGCATCGAAGATACCAGTCGGCTTGCCTTTGCCATCGCCGTTCAGGAACGCATCCTCCTCGGCATTGGCAATTGCGATACCGAACTGGGTGGTGATGTAGCTTGCGAGATCGAACATAGAGTCGTAGAGCAGCTCCTCCGTCACCTTCACGGCCACATGCAGCTTGTGGGCATCGAGGATCTTCTGGCCGAACTTCGCGTCGGTGAACTGCAGTGCTCCGCCCTCCTCGATCCACGCAGCAGTCGGCTTGGCACCGGCGATATTGATCTTGTGCTCGCCGGAAGTCGTGATCTGCGTTGCCAGCCCTCTCATGATGTTCTCTTCATTCAGAACATCAATTAGGCGGCTGTCCCACTCCTCCGGAACAAGATACCCGCCATCGGCATCCACGCCTTCCTGCAGGATATCGGATACCTGATGGAAGTTCGTGCGCATGGCGGTCAGCATATCCTTGGCATACTGATCGGAAGCACGGCCCTGCTTCTTCGGCTTCTCTCCAGTGCGAGACGGCATACTGGAAAGCGGAGAAGAAGTCGGCTGATTCAGCTGCGCTTCAATTGCGGCCTGACGGTTCAGGCGATCGATCTCCTTGGTGAGATCCGTGATCTCCTTCTCCATGCGGTCATAAGTTTCTCCGTCTGCGGCAGAGAGAATACCGTTTTCTCCCCTGTGAGCATCAAGGAAGGACTTCGCTGCCTCCCATGCCTTTGCTCTCTTTGCAATCAATTCCTGTACGTTCATATGTGTTTTCCTCCTCACATCATCGTGTGCAGCAGATTGAGACGATCCATCAGCGCATCGACGCTCCGTCCCTCTGCGATATCAATCACCGGTTTCTCCGGTGCCGTGTTTACTGTCTTGTAATGGTTCTTCACCTTATTGGTGAAAGCAGCCGCCATCTGACGACTGGAATACATGAAGCCTGTGCGAATCCGATCCTCATCCTTTTTCTTGGGATCATCCGGTTCCTTTTCCGGCTGGTCCTCCTCAGAGTCTGGATCGGACTTTTTCTTCTCCGGATCATCCTCATCAGGATCGTCCTGCTCCGGCACCTTCTTTTCCGGCTCTTCCTCATGGTAGAGATCCGGGCGCTCCATCACGCGGTCTGCAAAGCCGAGCTCCACAGCCTTGTTTGCGTCCATCCATGTCTCATCATCCATGAGCTTGGAGAGCTTGTTCTTCGAGAGGCCCGTCTTCTTCACGTAGGCATTCAGGATAGAATCCTTCACGGAATCCAGCATCGAGATTGCCTGTGCGAGATCGTCCTTGTCTCCCATCGCTGCTGTTGCCGGATTATGAATCATCAGCATCGACACGGGAGATACGAGAACCTCGTCTCCTGCCATCGCGATGACCGATGCTGCGCTGGCGGCAAGACCGTCGATCTTCACCGTCACCTTGCCGGTGTAAGAGAGAAGCATGTTGTAGATCTGCGCCGCTGCCCAGACATCCCCGCCCGGGCTATTGATCCA